GCTTCGAATGTACCTTCTGTTGTACGAGCAAATGCGCTTGTAGTAGCAGATTGTAGGATTGTCAATGCTGTTGGGCTTACAACTGCCCAGTTACCAGCGCCACGACGTGTACGCTGAGCGATCAAGTTAGCAACACGGTTGATCTGAACAGCTAAAGCAGCGTGTTCGTCACCAACGAATGTAGCAGTACCAGATACTGCGCTTTGGTCGTATGTTTCTGTAGCTGTACCAGCCAATGAGCTTAATGAATTAAGAACTTCTTGGTCGATTTCAGCTGTGATTTCTTGTGCTAGAGCAGCCATGATTTCTGCTTCGATGTCAATACCTTGTTGGGCTTGTGCATCTTGAGCAGCTTCAAAAGTCCATCTTGCGCTTAACTTACGTGTCTTCGCTTCGACGGTCTGTTTCAAGATTTGAATGCTCATTCTGTTACCAGCAGCACCTTCTAGAGCAGCGGTTGTTGCTGCTTTAGGGTTACCACTTACGGCATTACCAGAATAAGCTTCAGCGATCTTGAATGGGCTGAATGCTTCTTCACCAGCTACAACTCCTGCTCCACTTGATGTGTCAGCATAGCGAACACGTAGAGTATGGATTTGACCAACTGGGCCAGTCATTGGTTGTACACCAACTAACTCGTTAGCAATAACGGTTGGCATAACGCGACGAATCACTGGAAGAATCACGCGGTTTAATGTTGCAACGTTACCAGCAGAGGTAGCACCGGCAGTGGCACTTTCTGCAAGATACTTGCGAGTGTTTTCTAATGTTACAGCCATTGTTGATTTACGGGTGCCTTGTAGGCCTTCTAATAGGGCTTCCTTGGTCTCGTTCCAACGGCTTGTGAGTAGTTCAGACATTTAATTTCTCCTTAAATTTTTAATCCAGCGAGCTTACGAATTTCTACGATGTTAGAATCAGACTCGCTACTACCTGCGCTGTTAGGAATTTTATTTCCTGTTACTTCTTTTGCCTCTACTAGTGCCTTACGTTTTTGTGGTTGTTCTCCAGCAATTACTGCTGGGAGGTACTTGTCAAAACTACTTTGTAATTTTGCAGTCTGTACACTCTCAAGTAGCTCAGTCATGATCTGCTTTTGACTGCCGTTTAACGGTGCAATCAAATCTGTCATAATCTGTTGGCGCTCCTGACTTTCCACTAGTGCCTTAATTTTGTGTTCTTTGCTTTCTGCAAGTTGACGAGCTGTTACGGCATCGTTTTTAGCCTGCGCTAAAGCCAACTCTTTTTGGTTTATAACCTTGAGCAATTTTGATGTTTCAGATTTCTCTGAAAGATAACTTGTTTGATATTCATTAGCAAACGCTTCAAACAACTTGCGACCGAAGTCTGCGCGGCGAGCTGTTTCGATATCTTCTTTTAGTTGACCAATCTCTGTGGTTAGAGTTTTTTCAACTGTAGATTCTACCAATTTAGCTGCACGTTGAATGAACTGCTGCTTAACTTGTGTGAATGCCTCACGACCTTCACGAATCAAACGTACTTTGGTTTCCGCAAGCTCTTGCTTGTCTGTATGGAACTCTGCAATTTCCTGAGCCAGAGCCTCAACTACGAATTTTTCAAGTTTAATAAACTTGTCTGCCATCTGTTTCTGATCTTCGTGTAGATCTTTAACTTCAGTAGCTAATTGACGCACAATGAATTCCTTCATCTTTTCAGCGTCTTTTTTAGACTTGGCAACGACTTTTGCTTTTGCTTCAGCTAGTTGATCTCGATCTTCAACAAACTGTGCAATCTCTTCACGTAGTTGGTCTCCCAACATGCGATCAATTGCTTCTACCATGACTTGTTTGTCATGCTCGTAGCGTTGAGCAAATTCTTCACGTAGTTCTTGAGTAACTTGGTTACGATTCTCGGTAATACGAGCATCCCAAGCTTTCTCAATAGACTCTTTGATCTCTTCAGAAATCACATTGTTTTCGAACAAAGTTTTTAATGCGTCCAACATGTGATTCTCCTCTTTATTGGAGTCCGCCTATTATTTTCAATAGGCTTTCTTTAAGATATTTTTGCGCCTTGGGGTCGTCCTGTACTTCCTTCGCTATGCGAAGGCTGCTATAACCACCACGATTGTTCATCAGGTGTTCATAGATTGGCGTAGGATACGCTCCCGGAGCACTGGGTTGAGCTACCACATCAACTGTGATAATCTCAAAATCGCTCACTTCACCGGATCCGTCTTCTTTGACGTTTCCGGATCCGCGTGAACTGACTCCTAACTTCACTCCACTTTCTAACATTGCTTTCACAAGTTGTCCCATAGGTGTTGGTAGGATTTTTAATTTTCCATAACCGTTAGGGCCATCCATCCACATTTCTGTGATCATATGGCTCACACGGTCAAGGTTGATTCGTAGGTCATCTGGATGATCCACTTCGCCTAAAACTGAGTATCCACCAGTAATTTGGTCGTTCAGGGTCTTGACAGCCCTGCCGATTTCATTAACAGGATAAACACGCTGATTTTGATTCCTAACGCCGCCTTGAATGCAAATATCGGACTCAACGACCATTCTTGCTTGATCAAAACTCAGGTTTTCACGAAGATAATTCATCTACTTAACCTTATTTTGCTCTTTTTGGAGCACCGTTGATAGGGGAACCAGCACTTTTGTCGCCGTTATCTCCACTACCTTTCTTCTCGGCACCGTGTCCTGGCTCTTTCTTCTTGAATGCTGTTTTACCTGCATTGCCGCCTGGAACGTTGATGTTGCCAAAGTTTTCTTCTTTAGTACTTGGGTTGAGTAAACCACCGTTTGTACCTTCGCCTTTAGCTTCACCGCCTTTAGCGATATTAGCAGTTGTGCCGCCCATATCGTTTTTACCTGCTAGTGGAGACTTTGTGTTAACGCCATCATCACCATGCTTTGGGTTTGCTACTTTTTCAATGTATTCACGCATGAAGTTATCGCTTACTGAAAAGCTGTCCTTCATTGGGTTTTCTTCGTCGCCCATGTCATCCATGCCCATGTCGTCACCGCCCATGTCATCCATGCCCATGTCGTCACCGCCCATGTCATCGCCTTCTTCACCGCCCATTAGCTTTTCAAATTCAGCTTTAAGGTCGTCGAGTGCATCTTCTAGGTCAACTACGCGATCTTCGATGTCGCCTTCGCCGCCCATTTCATCGTCTTCACCTTCTTCGCTGTCGATGTCGCCCATGAAGTCATCTGTAGCATCGCCACCAATGTCTCCACCTTCTTCTTCATCGTCGGCTTCGGCAAAACCAAAATTCTCGTCCATTTCTTCGTCATCTTCAGCAGATGCTTCGTCGAGTTCTTCGTCGTCTTCATCTTCTGCTTTGGCTTCGTCCATTTCTTCGTCGTCTTCTTCTTTGGCTTCGTTGAAATCTTCAGAAAGAATTTCTTCGTAGATTTCACGTGATTTTTCAACGACTAGTTGATGGAAAAGCTCTTTGGCTTTGTCTTCCTCTTCGGAAATTAGATATTCGAGCATCTGCTCGAACTTGCTTCGATCAGTCATGTTTGTCTCCTTTATATGTGCAAGGCTGTCAAATATATTTACATATTATTGTAATAATATGCTTGAAATGGTGTGATTTTTAGGAATTTTAAATTCAAACTGGTGCTTGAACTGGAGTTTTATACATTTGTTCTATAAATTTTAACTCTTTTTCCTGTTCTAGAATATGTTGTTCGCTGGCTTTTCTTAATTCATTAATCTGTTTAAGAGTTAATCTAGTCTTTCTAGTATCACTTCTTTTCATAGATGTAGAATCACGATCGCCTTCGTAGCGCATGTCGTTGGCCACTGACTTGGCGTCAGCACTTTGATGAAATAATTCGCGAAGTATCATAGCAATATTTATGCCGCTGGTGGACTTGCTGGTGGTGCTCCACCTGGAGGTGCTGCGGCTGCGCCGCCTGGAGGTGCTGCACCTGCCATATCTGGTGGTGCTTCTGTGTCTGTGGCTGCGGCTGCGTCTGCTTCTATACCAGCTTGACTCAATCCCACACCACGCAATTCTCCTGAACTGTCTGTGGATGCTAATGAACCTTTGCCGTTTTCTTCAGACCATAGACGTTCGTTTTCTGCCATTTCTTCTTCACTTAAACCAAGATATCGTTTAAGTGCAAAACGTTTAGAAACATAGGGAATTTGCTGTATAGCGTTGTAGGTATTGATACGTTGATTGTCCAATTCTGCCTGTCGATAACTGGCAAAGTTCTGTGGAGGTTGAAACTTTAATTCAAATAATGCATTGTCAATGTTGATGCCGCGATCATAGAGATATAGTT